ACCGCCTACCGGCAATTCCTCTACGGTCAGCAAGTAGCAAGCGGCGAGATCGTTGATCCTTCTTTCTTTATGGCTTGGTGGAAGGGGCAGGATTCAGCGAATCATCTAGATCCTTCATCCTGGCTGGACGCTAACCCGGGCTTCGGGGATCTCTGCGATGCAGAAGATTTTGAGTCTGCGGTGAAGCGCACGCCTGAGAATGAGTTCCGCATTAAGCGGATGAATTCATGGGTCAGCTCGCAGCACGCTTGGCTACCGGCTGCATCTTGGGAGAATCTCCGGGCTGATCGTGTCGTTGATTCCTCTGTTCCAGTAGTGCTCGGGTTTGATGGTTCATTCAATGGGGATGCAACGGCGCTGATCGGCTGCACGGTGGAGCCTGAGCCGTTCATTTGGGTAGAGGAAGTGTGGGAGAAGGGGCCGGGCGATCACGAGTCTTGGCGCGTCCCTATCTCTGAAGTTGAGTCTAGGATCATGCAGGCCTGCGGTGATTACAACGTGCTAGAGGTAGCGTGCGATCCTTACCGCTGGCAGCGAAGCATGGAGTCGCTCGCTGATGCTGGCGTGCCTATCTCCGAATACGCCTCTAGTAGTCCGGCGCGAATGGTCCCGGCTACGGCAAAGTTCTATGACGCGGTTACTTCAGCGACTCTCTCGCACGATGGAGATCCCACGTTACGCAGGCATATAGGCAACTGCGCTGTTAAGACTGACCGGCTCGGGCCTCGCATAGTTAAGGAACATCGATCATCTAGCCGCAGGATTGATGCTGCCGTGGCGGCTGTCATCGCCTTCGATAGAGCGACAGCAGCGCGGGAAAATGTGCAAGAATTGTGTGCGCCGGGCTTTTGGGCTACATGAGAGGATTACGCATGATCGTTATTTCTCAGCTAGCCGGACTTGCTTCTATTAATCTCGGCGTATTCTTGCTCAACATTCCTGCGGGTTTCATCGCGCTCGGGCTTACGGGCGTGCTCATCGGAATAACGCTGGAGCGCATTGATGCTGGGTAATCTCATTCGTGGCCGCGAGGAACGCGCCGTATCCTTTCAGACGATCTTCGCGAGCGGCGGCAACGTAGCGCAGCAAACCTACGCGGGAACGATCATCACTCAGGATACGAGCCTGAAGATCGGCGCTGTCTATGCGTGCGTGCGACTCCTCGCTGACACTATCTCTACCCTTCCAGTGGACACGTTCTACCGCGAGGGAGGCGCACGGAAGCCTTTTCGGCCCAAGCCGCTATGGGTGGAGAATCCCGACATCGGCACGGCGAGAGAAGATCATCTTCAGCAAGCGATGGTTTCTCTCTTGCTAGATGGCAATGTCTTTATTCGCATCTTCCGCAGCCGTACGGGTGAGATCCTCTCACTAGTCGTCCTAGACCCGACGCGCGTAGAAGTGCGCAGGAATCCTGCTACTCGAGAGATTGAGTACGTCCTAGACGCTGGCACGGGAACGACTCTGCGAGCTGATGAGGTTCTGCACATTACAGAGCTGAGGAAGCCTGGCGCTCTGCGCGGGATCTCTCGCATTGATGAGGTTAAGCAATCGCTAGGCCTTGCCAGTGCTCTGGAGGAATTTAGCGCCCGCTTCTTCGGGCAGGGAAGTGTGACCGCTGGAATTATTGAATGGCCCGGCAACCTGACGCGCGAGCAGGCTAAGGATCTTGCGTCAGGATTTGAGGATGGACATAGAGGCCTTAAGCGCTCCCATCGCCCAGGCGTGCTGTTCGGCGGCGCTAAGTTCGTGAAGACTGGAGTAGATCCCAACGAAGCGCAGATGCTGGAGTCTCGACAATTCGCAGTAGAGGAGATAGCGCGAATCTTCCGCTGCCCCTTGCATCTCTTGCAGGTATCAACGCCGGGCGCAATGTCTTACGCGAGCGTGGAACAGAACGCTATTCAATTTGCGCAATACACACTTAGGCCAATCATCAGCAAGTTTGAAACCGCCTATTCGTCACTGCTTCCCGGTCCTGCATTCGTCAAGTTCAATCTAGATGCGATCCTTCGCGGAGATATCCAGACTCGCTTTGCTGCTTACTCCACTGGCCAGCTCGCAGGTTTTTTGAGCGTCAACGATATTCACAGACTTGAAGATATGCCGCCCGCCGATGGCGGGGATGAGTACCGCGTTCCTCTGGCTAACGTCAATCTCGCAGCCGCAAACATTGTTGAGACTGACAGAAAGACTCAAATGCTTACTAGGTTGATCATGGCGGGATTCGATCCTGCGGAGTCTCTTAAGGCTCTAGATATGCCAGCGATCATGCATACCGGCATCCCGCCGACATCTGTTCAGAGCGTCGCATCCATTAATCCCGCAGATCCTGCGAGCGTGTACCCATGACGATTTCTCAGAATCAATTCACGCTAGGAACCGTGGCCGAATTAGTCTGCCCGGCTGATCGCAATCCTCAGCGCGTCTTCCTCCACAATCAGGCGACGGGGACAACGAAACTGATCTACTTCGGCAATAAGGATGTAACGCTAGCGAATGGCGTTCACATCGACGTAGGCGAAACCATTCAGCTAAACCTGAATCGCGGGGAAGCGCTCTACGCATTCAGCGATCCTTCAGGCTTAAAGCTCGCCATCCTTCGGCAGAAAATGGATGAGTAGAGATGCCATATTTCATTACTGATCAGTCTCCTGATTGCCCCGTTTGGGCAACCGTAAAGGAAGATGGAGAAGTGATGGCTTGTCATGCCACGAAGGATGATGCAGTAGCGCAGATGGTGGCGCTATCCATCAATGAGGATATGGAGCCAGGAGGCGAGCTTCGTGCTCCCGCGCCTCCAAAGGATCAGATCACCGGAAGCGCTGAGAATCAGCCGGGAAGCGCTGCCGGTGCAGGTGGAGACATTGCCATAAGTGCAGCAACAGAGACAGCGCTGAGGAACAAAGTTACAGAACATAACGATTCAATGGCTGAGCGTGACCGGCCATCTTGGACCCGCGCAACCTACGGACAACTAGCGGCGGTATATCGGCGCGGCTCTGGCGCGTACTCCACTTCTCACCGGCCCGGTATCGGTAGGGCGCAATGGTCAATGGCGCGAGTCAATGCCTATCTGTATCTGCTGCGCACTGGAGCGCCGGAGAATCCGAACTACGTCACAGATAATGATTTGCTGCCAGAGGATCACCCGCGCTCTACTCGCAACGATTCCGGCAAGCGCATTCAGGGAGAGATCCCCGGCTATGTAAAGGATGCAGCTGCTAAGGGCTTGGAATACTTCGCAGATGGCAAGGCAGGCGATGGCATAACCGATGGGACAATTAGAGAAGCGCGGCTGATGGCTTCAGGTTCAATCACTGATGACAAAGTGATTAGAGCGAATGCTTGGGCTGCGCGTCATGCTGTCGATCTGGAAGCCTCGCGGAATAATGATGCGAATGATGAGGGATTTCCGGGACCGGGTGCAGTGGCGCATTATCTTTGGGGCATTAATCCTTTGGACCCTTCTCCGGCGCGCGCTTGGTTCGCTCGGCAGGCTGCAATCATTCAGGGAGATAGAAAGATGACGCGCGTAGCCGGTGGAGAGCCTGTCATCATCGCTGATATTGATGGAACGATTCTTAATGGATCTCGGCCCATCGCTTCCACGGTGCAATTCCTGCAAGAGTCAGAGGAAGACATCTACATCATTACTGGTCGGAACGATTCAGAGCGTGCAGCAACTGAGCAAGCGTTAGCGGCTGCTGGAGTCGATTACGAAGACTTGCTCATGAATCCCGGCTCTACTGCTGACACATTGAATTTCAAGCGTGCGATGGCGCAGAGACTCCTAGAGGAGTACGACGTCGTACTTGCAATAGACAATAATCCTTCCATGCGCCGCATGTATCGGGCGCTAGGTATTAAGGCTGTCACTGTTTCTGATCTGCCACCGGTTACGAGAAAGGCGAAAACGATAGTGGAGACTCGCGCGCATTTTGTGGAAGACATGGAGATCAGAGCAGTAGGCGACAAGATGACTTTCAAAGGTTATGCCGCTGTCTTCGATAGTGACTCTGAGCCGCTCCCGTTCATTGAACAGATCAGGCCCGGCGCATTCACTCGGACCCTGAAGAGCCGTAACAATATTCGTATGTACGTTAATCACAATGATTCGGCGCTCCTCGCTTCTACTCGCTCAGGAACCTTGCGACTTCAGGAAGATTCCAAAGGTCTTCTGGCTGAGGCTGATCTACCGATGACTACTGATGGAAGGAATCTGAGCATCCTTATAGAGCAGCGCATAGTTGATTCGATGTCGTTCGGCTTCTCTGTTCCTCGCGGTGGCGATATGTGGAGCGAAGATGGAATGCGCCGCACTCTCACAGAAGTGCGCCTCCATGAGGTCTCGGCGGTCACCGGAATGCCAGCGTATGCATCAACCTCCGCGTCGGTTAGGAAACTCGCTGCGCGTACTGCGATAGATGAGCAGGTTCTAGCGGATGCGCTAACCCAATTAGAGAGCGGCGCTGAACTAGATTCAGCGCAGGCTGATCTGATTCGCGGGATCGTCGATCAGCTCGCGCCGAAGGAATCGAAGCCCGATAATTCTCTGATCGTTGCTAAGCAGTTGCTTGCACTCATGGAGATGCAAGTTTGATGTAGCATCATCCTTATAACTCCGTTAACGGTGCCGTTAACGATGGATGCGGAGCCGCCTCCAATCTAAATACCTGCGGCAAACATCTATCCGAAGGGCATAACGTAATGGACGTTCTGAAGGCTCAGTACGAAGCGCGCGCGAAGGATCTTGAAGTAGCGAAGGCAATCGTGGACACTTGCGCGAGCGAGGATCGCGCAATGACCGTTGATGAGCGGATTTCGTTTGATCGTGCGAATGAGG